GCAATTTTGGTCGAGTTGGTGTTGCCGTCGGCGGCGTTGGTGCGGCTGCGGCTGCGGCGGCTGGGGGCATTTGGTTGCTTGGTCGTCGGCTCGCCGATCAACAAGTCCAGATGGATCAATTGACGACAAAGCTCGGTGCAAGCGAGCAAGCGATTGTGAGTCTTGAACGGGCATTTTCACGCTTTGGAAAGGGACCGGAAGCCGCGCACAAAGCACTGGAGCAATTGCAAACACTCGTTGAAGATACCCGCAAGGGCGCGGCTGCGGGATACTCTCAAGAAATTTTCAAAAATATCGAGGGTGTTGGGCCGCAGATCGAAGCGGCGATCACTAAAATTTTGGTACGAATACGGGAGGGCAACCTCGGCAAAGAAGAAGGGATGAAGCTCATACTGAGCCAAATCTACGGGGTCCAAACATCGGAGGAAGTAAGACGAAAAATCGCAGATGCCTTGAAAATCCCGTTCGAGGACCTCGAAGGTTTGATGAAGAATTGGCCAAAGGTCATCAAACCTACGGTGCTATCCGAGCCGATGCAGGAGGCGATGCGAAGGCTCAACGATGTAATTCACACGGAGATGGAGAAGATAAGCAACGCTTGGACCGAGGGAATGAACAAACTCGGTCCCGAGGGGATCGAAAGAATAAATGCTGCAATTAAGGAGATGGGCGAAAGCATTCGGGCCTTGGTTCCCGTTATCGTCGATGAGCTTGGGAGAGCCCTTGGCGATGTAAATACGATCTTCAAAGAGATCAGAGCTTTTTTCGAATGGTGGAATGCAACACCCACGGAAAAATTTAATCAATTGCTTGAAGGGCTAAAGGGTCACTTTACGACGCCGCCGCTTGTGAAGTCTTTGCAACGAGGCGCACAGCAACCTGCGAAGCCGGGTGACGTTGTCGATCCGATGAGCGGCGCGGTGATGGATACGCCGCAAGGCACGCCGCAGCGTTTCGGCGGTGGTGCTGATCTTAGCGGGCTTCGCATCAATCCCCAAAATTGGGACAAGATGATGCACGATCCCGCGAATATCGCGTTGGGTCGTTCTCGCATTGAAGATCGGCGCGGCGGCACCGGCGAGCAAGGCGGGCAACCAATCGTGTTGACTCGTATGGAGGAGTCGCAGCGCGAATCCAAAGATTTCCTACGTGAGATCCGCGACGTGATGACTTGGATTCGTGACCAGGAATTGGCGAAGCAGGCGAAGGCCGGCACCGGCAACGGCGCGGGACCTCCGAGCCAGCAAGGGCCGCCAAGCGCTGGGACATTTGGCGGAGGCGCTGGCGGTGGTGCCGCTGGTGGTGTGCCGGGCGCTGCGGGAACACCGGGCGGGCCTGCGGTTGGCGCGCTCTCCGAAGTGCGTCAGCGATTTGCCAAGGAGTTGCAAGACCCGGCCACGATGCAATTGCTCATGGCTTCGACGCAAGCCGAAGTCGGCGGTCAGGGAGCGCAGGCACAACAAGCGTATATGGAATCGGTGATGAACCGAGCCGCAGCGAGAGGCAAATCGCTGCGGGAGACTTTAACGAACGCCAAGTATTATCCGCAGTCAACGATTTCAAAGCTCGGTCGCACCTTTAGCGGTGCGCAATTCAGCACTATGCAGCAACAGGCGCAGGCCGTGCTGCAAGGATCGAACGTCTCGAATTTTGCGACCGGCAACGAGTCCGGTGGAGTTCGGTCGGGAGGCGCGCCGGTCCTTTTTAACCCGCAGACGGGCGAGCGCTTCGTTGGCGAAAATGCGGACCTCGGTTGGATTAGACAGATGCGCGAGCGGGCGTCCTCTGGCGCTCCCGGTGCCGCTGTTCAAACTCCGGGCGTTGGCGTCGGCGGTGCCCCGCAAATGGGCCAGGGTGATCAGAAAGCGCCCCCAACGAATCTGCTTGAGGCAGCAAAGCATGCGGCCGCTATGGGCGGCGGCCCGGCGGTCTATCAATTCATGGCCGCTCACGGTTATCCCAAGGCTGGCAATTGGTGCGGCGAGTTCGCTGCTGCCGTCGTTCGTTCCGCTGGCGGTACGCCGCCGCGCAATCCCGAGGTCGCGTCGAACTGGCGAAACTTCGGTCAACAGGTCGCAACGCCGCAGCCCGGCGACATTGCGGTGCGGCGCGGCGTTCGGACGGGCTCGACGGGTTCGCACGTCACTATTGTCGGCGGGGTGCAAGGCGGCACGTTTCAAGGTATTGGCGGCAATCAACGCGGCGGGATGATCTCGCGATTCAGTACCGGCACATATGACTTTTTCCGCCCCGGCGGCGGCCTCGCTGGCGGCAAGCCGCTAGACGCGGCCGCGATGGCTGGAGGCATGGGCGGCGGCATGGCCGGCGGCCAACCCGGAGGCCAAGGCGGCCTTGGGGCGGTGTTAGGCGGCCTTGGCGGCGGCGGTGGCGGCATGGGCGGCGGCGGTGGTGTGAGCGGTCAGGCGACCGTCACCATCAACGTGACGGTGCCCGCAGGCGCGCAGGTGCAGAGCAGCGCAAGCGGCTCTGGATCGTTGGCGAACCCGACCGTTACGACGAACCGCTCGGGCCAGATGTCTTCGGCGGGCCAGAACGCTAGGACGCAGCCGAACTACTACGGAAACGAATACTGATGGCCAACGGCAACGGCGCGCCACAGAAAGCCTATTTTCCCTATCTCAATCGCGCCGTTCTGACCGTCAACGGTCAGCCTTATTATGAGTGGGAGAGCGTGCAAGTCCGTGCTGCGATGTTCGAAAACACGCGCACGTTTCGGTTCACCGCCTCGGAGAAAGAAGTCCCGCCCTCGCGTTCGGCGATGCGGATCAAGCCGGGGGACAAATGCACGGTCGAACTCGACGGCTACCTAGCGGTGAACGGCGAGGTCGTGACGCGTCAGGTTTCTTTCAGCGGGACCGAGCACGTCGTTGAGATCCAAGGGCAGGGCCTTTCCGGTCGCATGTCTGGCGCATCGGTGGTGTCGCAGACCGGCGAGATGAACAATATCGGCCTTGAGAGTTTGGCGAAGCAACTGGGGCAGAACTTCGGCGTAGGCGTCCAAGGCACTTCGCAATCGAATGAAAAATTCAAACGGGTGTCGGTGAATCCTGGCCAATCTCCGTGGGAGATGCTTGACCATCACGCTCGTCAGACCGGCGATGTGTTGAGCGAAAGCCCGGAGGGGAAAATCCAGATCAATGCGCAGGGCGGCGGCGCGTCGGTGATCGAGGGATGGAATATCCTCGAAGGTCGCGAGGTAATCCACTCGTTGGTTGCGGTGGGCGGCTCTGGCACTCCTGGCGGGACCGCTCCCGGTTCTGGCGAAGGTTCGGACTTCACGTCGATTGGCCAGCGACCGGGAACAGACGACTCGTGGGGTGCTGATGCCAACCGCGTCAATGCTGAAAAGCCGGCGATGACAACGGATTTTAATCAGGGGTTTAATCCGAAGGTCACTGCGCAAGAAACGCCCGCGTGGTCGCAGGGTCTTGCCGGCAGTCGTTCGCTGATGAATGCGATGCATTCCGATACGCTACAAATCTGGGTCAACATCACGTTGCTGACTTGGCAGCGCAGCGGCAAAGCCCCGCCGTCTGGTGGCCTCTGGGAATTGAACGATGAGGTCACCGTGAATTCGCCGATGCTGATCTTGGAAGGCCAACCACTGAAGCTCAAAGCAGTCACATGGTCGCAAGACAGCACGAGCGGCACGCGCTCTCATATCGAGCTTGTCAACGATAGGGCGATGCCGGCCGCCCCGGTTCCGGGCGGGGTCTCGCCTGACACAACTAAGCCGCCGCTCGGCACGCCGCTGCCGCAACAGCCGCCGCAGACAACACCGGGCATAGCGTTGCCGCCAGGCGGTAGAACTTGGAGTAGACCTCGATGACGATATACAGCACGGCGAAATGGGCCGCTCGCCAAGCGCAGAGCGGAATCTCGCGCGCAACCATCCGCGAGGTCGATGACAACCATCTCTGTCAAGAATGCAAATATGCCGACGTGACGCATTCCGAGACGCCAAGCAATTTCGAGATTTGGCAACCGCTCGGGATTACCAGCGTCTCGATGAAACAAAAGGACGCGCAGCAAGGCCAGCAAGGCCAACAGGGCGGTCAAGGGGGTGGTGATGGTGGCGGCGGCCAAGGTGGCGGCGGTGATCAGCACTTCAACAAGAACCAGCCGAAGGGCGAAGCCTCCGAAATGGTAATGGTGTATGCCAACGGCCATCGTGCGCACCCGATAGGCATGCCGCAGGATCGGCGCTGTCGGCCTTACGACATGGACCCCGGTGAGGGCGGGCTCTACGACTCGCAAGACGGCAAGCAGATGACCTACTTCCGCAATCGTGGTGACAGCACTGACGGCGTCTACATCGTCGGTTGTGATGCTGATCCGCCAGACCAAGGCAGCGGCGGCGGTGCAGGTGGACAAGCCGGCGGGCAGCAATCAACGGCGCGCTCGGTCTATATGCGCCACGCCAACAAGAAAAAGCAGTCGCGCAAGCCGCAAAAGCACCAGCAACAGCAAGGTGGTGGCACACCGACGCGATATGCCGATGGTAGCCAGCGCTACAAGCACGAGGGCGACAGCATCAACACCGAAGTGCAACTGACCTCGGGCAAGATCAACTTCAACGACGGTGGCGGCAACAAGGGATTCTACGATAACGGCAAAAAAGATTGGCTCTATCACGACGGGTCAGGTGCAACGCATTCTATGCGCGCTGACAAAACTCACTCGCACATTAAAAACGACGGCGGCCATGTTTGGGTTCAAGGCGCTCCTTTCAAGTCGATGCCTTTCGTGATCAAGCCCGACCCGTGCACATGAGATGAAGTTCTGGGCTTGTCCGCCGAACAACATCGTCACCGTTGACGATGCGCCGATGACGGTCGATCTCAGTGATGTTGCCAAGAACATTTGGTTGGTGGATTGGTCGGGGAAAGATGGAACGATTTTATACAATGACCGGCTTGGCGTGCGAAACACGTTTAGCGATCCATCACCGTATCTGTTCTTTGTCAATCGATGGATGATCGCGGCGCAATTGCTGAATCCGGCTGTGACTCAGAGCCTCCCGACCGAGGCGGTTCCGATCAGTCTCGGACAAGCCAAGGCGGTAAAGTCTGCGTTGGTCCCGGCTCTTTTCAATTTGAAGCGCCAAGCGCCGATTGCCACCGCCTACGGAACGATTGTTCCGACCGACGAAGTTGTTTCGAACATGCAATCGCAAGCATTGTCTGACATCGCGGGCGCTGGCAGTAGTTCGGTTGGCAATCTCAACGACAGCATTGCAGGCGTCGCCGATAGCATGAATGCGACCATCGCGGACTTCAATTCAAAGATCGGCACTTTTAACTCAAATGCGAACGCGATAACCACGGCCTTTAATTCAGAAACCGCAACTTTCAATTCCAACCAAAATTACAACGTAAATTACATGAACGCCGGCTACGTTGACTCGATCAACAATTCGATGAACTCCGGGACGGCCCCATCGGGCGGCGGCCAAGTTACATTCACTCCGATGCCGCATCAGGGGATGCCGGTAAACGCGATGGGTTCGTTGGGATATATGGGCACGTTGGGCGCGATGAATCCAATTCCGAGTCCGTCGGCGGCAGGAGGCGGGGGATCGCCGACGTTGCAACAACTCCAACAAGTCATGGGCCGTCGCAACAGCCTCGCCGGTGTACAGGGCGCGCATCTTACGAACATTGCGAATGCGACGAGCGTTGCGGCGGTCGCCGCCTACGACATCACCGCAGGATGGTAACGCATGCCGATCATACCGTCGCCGCCAAATGCTGGGCCGGTTGTTCTCCGCGAACCGACGCAGGGGTCAGTCAGGCGTGGCGGATCGTTGAAAGAAGTTTCGCCGGTGCTCTGGCGCTTGCGCATGCGGCAGGCGTCGTTCAAAAGCGCCGCCTTTCACGTCGAGACGCAAGGCCGTGTTTCGGGTCGGCGCACCGTGGTCCATGAGTACCCGAAACTCGATACCCCTTATGCCGAAGATCTTGGAAGACACGCTGTTCGCTATCAGATCACCGGCTACGTGATCCAGCGCTGGCAACCCAAGCAGGGCAATCCGAACTACGGCAACATGCTCTGGAATTACGACATGGCGCGCGACCGATTGATCGCGGCGCTCGAAGACCTCGGACCTGGCCGCCTGGTCGATCCCTACAACAACCGCATCGGCCCGCAAGTATTCCAATGCGAACGTTATCAGGTGACCGAGAGCCGCGAGCGCGGCGGCTATGCGCAATTCGAGATGGCGTTCGTTGAGGCTGGCGGGGATTCGGCCTTCACGTTCATCGGTGTCGATACGGTATCCGAAATCACCGGCGTGGCCAACAGTTCGATAAGCGCGGTCGCCGACATCCTCAACACCGAGATGACTGCACTCAATCGACCGGGTGCTCCGCTGCAAGTGCCTAAGTAGCTCGTCTCTCTCCCCCGCAAATCGCAACACACAGTGGAAAGTCTCGCGTGCGCGCGAGCAAGGAGGTTTTGCTATGCCTGGAAAGTGCAACGCATGGGTTCTCAACATGGGCCTGACGCAGCTACAGTTGCTTGCCGATAAAATTTTCATCTGTAGTCAAGAGCCGGTTGATTACGCGTCTGCAACGACGACGTATGCTCTCGGTAACATGGCCTTCGGGGCGGGCCTCGCGCTCACCGGCCCGACCGCGCGCACGCCCAACGGTAGCAAGGTGACGACGGTTGCCGTCACGAACGGCGCGGTCACTGGCACGGGGAATGCAACCCGATGGGCTATAGTCGATAGTGTTAACTCAAGGCTTTTAGTCGATAACGACCTGGCGTCAGCACAAGGTGTAACTGCCGGCAACGTCTGGTCCTTGCCAGCCTTCGATTTCGGGATACCTGGTTCTTAAACGCGCATCAAAGGCTATTAGCTGATGACCGCGAAAGCGCTCAAGCACAAGTTTGTCTCGGCGATTGCGGATATAGCTGATGCGACGCTGATCCGGCCATCGAATTGGAATGACGATCACGATCTCTGGCTCGGGATGCGAACCGTCAGTGCTACGTCGGACGTGATCACCAACGCCGATCATCTTACTTTCATCCGCTACACCTATTCCGCTGCAATAGCTGTCAGCATTTCCGCGCCATCCGGTTCTAACATGCCCGCCGGATGGACGACAAAACTTAAAAACACGGCCTCGTCATCGCTGACGCTTACTGGAACAGGTTGCACGATCAACGGTGCCGCCTCGATTGTGCTGACTCTCGGTGAGAGTTTACAACTTTTCAGTGACGGCACGACCGACTATGGCGGCATTGTCAGCTTGTCGCCAAATTCGCCATCGATCACTGGCAGCGCTCCCAGTCTCAAATTGCTCAACACGCTTATCGGCAGCGGCGGTCAATATCTGACTGACACGACGAGCATCACGTCGGCTTACGACAGCTACGAATTCGAATTCGTCAATCTCGTGCCTAGCACAAACTCTGTCGGGCTTTATGCGCAGGTGATGATCGGAGGCTCGTGGATCACCACCGGCTATAACGCGATGGTGATGGTTGGCTACTCTGTCGGCTTTGGGAGCACCATTGGAGCAGGGTCGGAAGTTTCGACCACGGGTTTCCTATTGACGAGCGCGGTCGCTTCCGCGGTGTCGAACGCAGCGAATCTTGGTGTCTGCGGGATGGCTCGGTTGCCAGGACCGAACAGCGGTGCTGACAAATTTATGAACGGGAACATTGCTTATCGAGGCACTAATGCCGCGCTGATCACATGCGGCGCGTTCGGCGGACGCTTGCCGAATGCGTCTCCGATCACTGGCATTCGATTCTTTTTTAGCAGCGGCAATATCAACGCCGGAACCGTTCGCGTCTACGGACGAAAGACGAGTTGAATGACCGTCAAAAGCCTCAAACATAAATTTGTCAGCGCGGTTGCTGACGGAACCGATGCGACGGTTTGGCGACCCTCAAACTGGAATGACGATCACGATTGCTGGCTCGGAATGCGAGCAGCGACCGGCACGTCCGATACAATTGCGAATAGCGATCATCTTACTTTCATTCGTTACACGAACACCGGCGCGGTTGCAGTCAGCATTCCGGCCCCGAGCGGCGGAAACATGCCGTCGGGATGGACGACGCAACTCAAGAACGTTAGTTCGTCCGCGCTGACGCTTACCGGCACGGCCTGTACGATCAACGGCGCACCTTCGATCACGCTGACACAGGGCGAAAGCTTGCAGTTGTTCAGCGACGGGAGTTCTGATTATAGCGGCACCGTCAGCTTGTCGCCAAACTCACCGTCGATCAAAGGCGGGACGCCTGGCCTCAAATTGCTCAACACGATTACAATCCCTGCTGGCGGCGGCGGTCCTGGCATAGTGCGAGATACGACGAGCATCACCGCAGCTTACGACAGCTACGAATTCGAGCTAGTGAACTTCATCCCAAGCAACAACGGCGTCGGGCTTTATGCGCAGGTGATGATCGGAGGGGCATGGCTTAACTCCGGTTACAGTTCGATGGCGATGTGCGGGTATAACGCTGGCGGCGGCGGCAGCAGCCTCCCGGTAGGCGTTGACACCGGGACGTTCGGTTTTTTGCTCAGCGGTGCCGGTTACGCCAACCCCGTTGGAAATGCTAGCCTTTATGGTGCCAACGGACTGGTCCGGCTGCATGGGGCAAACAGCAGCGTCAATAACAAGTTTCTAAGCGGAACTATCGCTTTTTATCAAACGGGGGCCTTAGCGATCTCGTCCGGTGTGGTTGGTGGTTTTATGTTAAACACTAACCCGATTACCGGCATTCAATTTCTGTTTGGAACAGGCAACATTTGGCAAGCACTGGTCAGGGTATATGGACGAAAAACGTCATGACGGTAAAAAGTCTTAGACATAGGCTTTCGTCGGCGGTCGTGGATGGCGGCGACAGTACGTTGGTGCGGCCATCGAATTGGAATGACGATCACGATCTCTGGCTCGGGATGCGAACCGTCAGTGCTACGTCGGACGTGATCAGCAACACCGATCATCTGACCTTCGTTCGCTTTACGAACGCGGCAGCGGTTGCGGTTAGCATTGCAGCACCATCCGGCAGCAATATGCCGACCGGATGGGTGACGAGGCTCAAGAACGTCAATTCATCGGCGCTCACGCTGACAGGGACCGGCTGCACCATCAACGGCGCGTCATCGATTGTTCTTGCGCAGGGCGAGAGCCTTCAACTGTTCAGCGATGGCACGACCGACTATGGCGGCGTTGTTGGCTTGTCTCCGAATTCGCCGTCGATCAAGAGCATTGCTCCTGACATCAAATTGCTCAACACGCTCGTCGCCAGCAATCAGCAATATCTCACTGACACGACGAGCATCACGTCGGCTTACGACAGCTACGAATTCGAGTTTCTCAATCTTGTGCCCGCTGCCGCTGCGACCTTGTACATGCAACTCTTTAGCGCTGCTAGCGGCTGGATCAGCGGCAACAACGCCATGTCGTTCTGCTGTTGGGGGACTGGAAACGCGGCCAGCAATCAAATGGCAGTTGACAGTTCTAATGGATATTTGATTTTGAGCGGCGCTGCGAATTCTTACCAAGTGGCCGCTTCCCCCAATGGTGGCGTCTGCGGAATGGTTGTGCTGCACGGGCCGAACAGCGGCTCTCGTAAGTATATTAGTGGTCTGACCGCATCTGTGCCCGGCGGCGGCACTGCCGGCATTCTAATCTCTGATGTCGGTGCCTACAGCACTGCTGATCCGGTTACCGCCGTGCGATTCACTTTCATCAACACTGCCGGCACTTCTCAAAACATCACCACCGGAACCGTTCGCGTCTACGGACGCAAGACGAGTTAATCGATGTCTGGCGCGCCGGCATTTCAGAGTACCGCCAGCCAACCTAACGCCTTTCAAAGCGGCGTGCAGGTTGTTGCCGGCAACTATTTCCTCGGCTCACCTGCGTTCGCCACGCCGATTCTCGGTTCCAAGTACGTTTTCCACGCTGCCGCCTATTCGCTTGCTTCGCCGAGCTTCGCGACACCGACGCTCGCTACCGCATCAGGCATCGCGCAACTGCATGCAAATCCGTATTCGGTTGGCTCGCCAAGTTTCGCGATACCATCGCTTCGCATTTACAAGATATTTGCCGTAAACGCGTACTCGCTCGGCTCGCCGGCTTTTGCCTTTCCAGCGTTTCATCAGAACCACCATATTTTCACGAACTCGATGAGTTTGTCGGGGCTGTCGTTCACGACGCCGCAACTGCTTAAAAATTATCAACTGACTGCTTCTGCCGCCTATTGGCTCGCGTCACCCGATATTCACTCCGACATTGTCATCGAAGTCAATCGAACGCTTACGGCTCAAGCATTTGGTTACACACTCGATCATCCGCGCTTCGGCTTCCCGCGTCTGACAGTGACGATCATTCAAGCGCCGTGGCCGCGAACCTATTTCTCGCAGGCCGAGGAAGCCGGCGCGATGCTAGGCAATCTACTCAACTACATCCTCATGAGTTTGCCGCCGGTGCAGACCGACGCTCGAGACCTCTGTCGAAGACTATGCACGACGCTGCGCGACAACGCTTCCGCTGCTATCCGTGGCAACACGCTCGGCACGCAATTGCAGGCGATCTATAACGCCGCTGACGCCGCTGGCGCGTCCTATGGCGGCATCGAGGCGGCCCGGCAATATCTGATGAGCCAGGTCGCCAGCACTTCGGCTTTCACGCAAATCGTCTTTCGAAGCGCGCTCGTCATGACGCTCGCCGAGGAGTCGATGATCATCTCGCGCTTTCCGTTCGCGACGCAGGCCGAAGTTCAAAATATGATCTATCACGTCCGCGATATGTTCGACGCGGCCAAGGCGCTCGGCATCGATGAGGTCGATATTGTCCTTTACCAGACGCTCAACGCGTTGGGCGGCGCGGTGATGAACCATCTCGCTACCACGGAGCTTAAATTGCCGCGCTTCATGGCCTATCAAACGGGCATGCCGATGCCGTCGCTCTATTTGGCGCAGCGCATCTATGCCGACCCATCGAGGTCTGACGAGCTAGAGGCTGAGAACGGCGTGATCCATCCGGCGTTCATGCCGAGAACTCTGCGCGTGCTGTCCGCGCCGCCCGTTGGACCGGCCCTCTAAAACAAGGAACCGGCTATGGCAGACGTTCGGATCGTTTCCAGCGCCTCGCTGCGCGAGACCGTTGCCGATTGGCTCTTGCTCAAGACCGGCAATCTCGATCAGCGTCAAGAACTGGCGAACTTCGTCAAGGTCGCGCTGATGACCGATAAGCTCGCCGACACGGACGAGATCCGGCCCGATCCAGACAACGATGACCGGCGCGGATGGTGGGGCGATATGGATGCTGGCACGATCTGGCGGGGATGGGATATCGGGACAAAGAATTGGTTACTCGAGCGCGCGAAGGTGTCCGACGCCTATGCTTGGGAAGGCGATACCGTTTACCGCGCCGAGAACTACACGCGGGAAGCCGTCACCCCGCTCGTTCAACTGCGCATGTGCAGCGCTGTCGATGTAAAAGCCGAGCGCGTCGGCCAAGAGCGCATCGATGTGCGCGTGATCATATATCGCGGGCCATCCGCTGAGGTCGAGCTTGTCTTTCAAGACCTCTGGGCCGCCATCCCGACCGAGCCGATCCTCTCGCCCTATCGCTGGTCAACCTGATGCCTTGGATAACTCCCACGCTTTTGCAAGTGCGACAGATGGTGAGGGATGACATCACCACATCGCTCGCCGGCGCGGCTGTTGCCGGTAATACTGTTCTAAGGGTAATGGCCGATGCGATGGCGGGGCTCGCACGGCTTTGTCTCAAGTATTTAGATTGGTTAGCTTTAATGCTAATGCCAGATACTGCGACCGATACCTGGCTTTCGCGCCATGGGGTTATATGGTTAGTTAACGCGGACGGTTCGCTTGGACGAAAAGGGGCGTCATACGCGAGCGGAACCGTGGGGTTTTCCGGCACGCCTGGCATATCTATTCCCGATGGTTTCGGGCTTGTTGCGCCGAGCGGTGATACCTATGAGACGCTCGAATTTCTAACGCTGCCAGATTCAGTCAATCAACCGGCCGAGGTCGCGGTCAAGGCGCTCAATCCTGGCGCGTCCGGCAATCAACCGCAGGGAAGCTTCATCGCTCCGACCACGCCCATGTCCGGGGTGAGCGGCGACGTGCTTGTCATCGATTTGCGCGGCGGCTTCGATCAGGAAACCGACGAAGCGCTGCGCGCGCGGATTCTCGCTCGCATACGACAACCACCGATGGGCGGGGACGCGGACGACTACTGGGAATGGGCAATGGCGATCCCTTCGGTCACAAGGGTGTTTGTGGCCGCCCGCGAGCTTGGCATGGGAACGGTAACCGTCCGTTTCATGGTGGATGCACTACGCGCCGACACCGGCGGCTTCCCGACCATGGACGACATCAACGTGGTGGCTGGCTATCTCGACCAAAAAAGGCCCGTCGCGGTGCGCGACTTTTTTGTGATGTCGCCTGTCCCCGAGCCCATCGACTTCAATCTGGTGCTTCGGTACGACTCGATGACGTTACGGGCGCAGGTCGCGCAATCGGTCACCGCAATGATCACCGAGAAGGCTATGTGCGCGCACACCGTCAACGGTCAACTCGTGGCTGGCACGACGATCCTAGCGAGTTGGGTTGCCGAGGCGATCAACCGCGTCACGCAAGATTTCGAGTTAACGATGGACGACCATGCAATGCCTCATAATGGAGCTTTGGCTGTTTTGGGAACGATTAGCTATCCGGTGCCATGAACAACGACGCTTATACATATTGGATCAAAGTTGGCGGGATCATCCGCTACGTCGGCAAAGGACGCGGCAATCGATGTTTTCGGCACGAACAAATTGCACGCAGTTTGAATGAAGGGAAAAAAGTCAGAGCAACGCCTTTTCAGAAACGGCTCGCGCAAGCGATGAGTGAAAGACAATCGATCTGCGTCGAAATTTTTGCCTTCGGATTGACAGACGCAGAAGCTTTTGAACGAGAGCAAATCGAAATTGCGATCCGTCGTGCTGACTTGTGGAACATCCTCGAAGGCGGCGAGGGAATGACATCTACCGAAGCGCACGCAGTTTGGCTCGATCCGGCAAAAAGAAAAAAGCGCGCGGCCAGCGCACGCGCTCGTTACACCGAAAATCCTGAATATAGAGACGGAGTCTCAAACCGTTTACGGGCTCAAGCACTTGATGCGGCACGCGCTCGATGGGGCAACGCTCAAAACAGGCAAGAGATGTCAAAACGAATGCTCGCTGTATGGGCTGATCCAGAATACAGGGAGAAGCACATTGCAGCCGCGCGGATTCGTTGCTCCGATCCAAAAGTCAGAGAGGCGCTGACCGCTCGCTCGCGGGCATACAGAGCACGCACATGAGCAGCCCCAGCGTAGTGCAGCGCGACGCGAGCTTGCCGCCGTTCGATCCTATTATTCCGCAACCCCCGCAGGCCCCGACACAAGTCACGCCGCTCTATGCGCCAATCACGCCGCCGTTGCCGCACGACCAGCATCTTCGCCGAGGTCAAGACGAGTATTGGTGGGCACTCAGTGCGCTACTACCGCAGGGCATCGCGTGGCCGCGAGAACCAGACACGGTGCTGCAAAAGGTTGTTCGCGGTCTCGCCGGCATCATGGGATGGTTCGACGGTCGCGCCGCCGATCTGCTCGAGCGTGAGAGCGATCCGCGTACCACGGTCGAGATGCTCGATAGCTGGGAGCGTGCTTTTGGATTACCAGATCCTTGTTGGTATCCGCACGAATGGACGGTCGGCGAGCGCCAAACAATCCTCGTGCAACGCATGACAATCCTCGGCTCGCAGTCGCGCGATTTCTTCATCAACGACGTTGCTGCCTTTCTCGGTTACGGGTCGGTCTCGATCCGCGAATATCGCCCGTTCATGGCGGGGTTGGATCGTGCTGGCGACAATCGCCAGTATTTTTCCGATGGCTCGCTCGGACTGTGGCCCGCGCAGATCGGGCCGCCAACCATGCGCTTCGCGTGGACGATGCACGTTCCGACGACGCGTCTCACCTGGTTCCGTGCTGGCAAGGGGCGTTCGGGAACAGATGCGCATCTATTTTTTCGTCACGCCGAAGACCTCGAGTGCGTCGTTCGAAGGTGGGCACCTGCGCACACCGTCGTCCTATTCGATTACAGCGGCGTACTGCCCTACGGCGATCCGTATGCCGGGACCGGCGAGGTCTACGACGGCATGATTCCAGCCATGCTCTACACGACGCCGGACACGCTCTATACGCCGCCACCGTACGTCCCGCCGGAACAGCCATGACCGATCTAAGCAATCCAGCACCCATCAAAGGTCAAACGTGGCCGAGCTTCCCCTCGAGTTGGTATCAGGACGCGACACCTGACCGTCCGTTCTTTATCCCCGAACCACCAGCGCCACCGGAGTGGCTCAATCCGCCGATCTATCAGCCGCCCGCACAGGTCGCGCCGCCTTACGGGGGAACGAACGTCTACATCTTGATGGCGGTTTCGTACGGATTGGATTCTCTGATCTTCTCGCCGCCGCCGGCGCTAACGACGAGCACCTATTACGCACTCGGAGCGCCGAGCTTCGCAACGCCCACGTTGACGACACATCCATGAGTTATGTCTACGCAATCATTGTAGACGAAATCGTTAGATACATAGGCAAAGGCTCTGGGCGTCGCGCAGTACGGCATGTGCAGAAGATGCACCAAATTTTGCGCGCACGCGCAGCCGGTGATGTCGTGCACGCGACGCATCTTCACAATCGAATGGCAAAGGCATGGCGCAACGGATCGACCATTGAAATCGAAATTCTGCAAGATGGCCTCACGGACGAACATGCGTTTTTGAAAGAGATTGAAATCATCGCATCATTTCCAGAAAGGCAGCTATGGAATAAGTCGCCTGGCGGCGACAAGCCACCGAAGGCTGTCAAACGAAGCGCTGAATTTCGAGCAAGAGTAAAAGCATCGAATATCGAAAGATGGAAAGACCCGGAGTTGCGAGCGCGCCAATCAGAACAAAAGAAAGTGCATTGGCTTAATCCAGCGTACAGAGAAAAAGTTCACGGTCCACAACGTGGAAGCAAATCTCCGTCAAGGTCAGCAAAAGCAAAAGAGCGTTGGACTAATCCAGACTTTAGAAAAAAGATGGATCAGATTCTCAATGATCCGTCTCGCAAGCAACAACAAAGTGATGCCGCCCGGCGCGGATGGGAAGTCCGTCGCGCCAAAGCAAAATAGGAGAGCGTGCCATAGATTTTTCCCAACCTTATGGAACTCCGCCCGTTCCCGTCGTGATGCCGCCTGGCACGCGCCAGTACAGCCGTTATGTGAACGGCAACCCGGTGACTGGCACCGAAGGAAGCATCCCTCCAGCTACGGCGTTCGATGAGAGCCAGGTCGAGATAATCGAAGTCATTCAGCGAGCTGGGATCGTTCCGACGCACAATGATCTCACGCAGTTGTGGCAAGCGCTGATGGCGCTGTTTTCGCAAAAATATATATCGAGCCCCATTACAAAAACCGTGCACGGAGTTGGAGCGGATTTCTCAGACCTCAATGCGGCGATGCTCTGGCTCGGGCAATATGTGATTTTGCCAACGGGCTATGTGACGTTCATGGTTGCGCCCGGAAAGTGGACCTACACAACGACCGTCGAACTCAATCATCCAAATCTCAATCGCGTCGCGATCCAGGGCGGTGCGTTGCTCGGCGGCTCGCCCACGCCATCGAATTTTTCAATCGGCGGGTATCATCTTTCGAGCGACGGCAGCAATCATATCATCTATCTGCGTTCGGTCTATGCCACCGAGCTTTCGTTCACTGGCGGCGTCAATGGTTTTTTGTCGGTGCGTCCTGGCACGACGCTACGATATCTTTTGATCACCGGGAGTCAGACAGTCGGCCCCGTCACGCCGCCGTATTATCAAGGGAATGGCATCTACGCGACCGCAGATTTATGGATTGACGGCATTGCCATCTGGGGCTTCGGAACGCACGGCTTCGCCATTGACCACGCCATGGTGCGATGCTCGAGTTCGCTTTCGATAACCGTTTCCTTCTGCGGCAGTTGTGGCATCAACAACAACGGCGGCGCTTACTCTTCCTGGTCTAATACCTCATATACAAACTTGGTGAGCAACGCGACTTGCGGGCTCAACAATTTGGGCGGCTCTCAATGGCTCGGAAAAGTTTACATCGCTGGACACGGGCCGCCGAACGGCAACGCTGCGATTCAATGCTTACAAGGCGGTCTAATCGCAGCCAATCCTGGGAGTCAGTGTGCGACGAACTACGCGGGCATTGTCTGCGCCGGTGCCGCGACGATTTTGTTCGAAAGCTCCTACATCAACAACTGTGGCCAATACGGGCTTTATGCTTACGGCAACGGGATGGTTTGGGTCAACAACTGTAGTTTCTTTGGCAACGGCACCTACGATGTCATTGCGACGGAGGGGGCGATGGTTGATGCGAGCGGCGCGGGAATGGGAACGGCTTGGACGCCGCCGTTCAATACTTACAACATCAATGCTGGCGGCTTTATCGTTCACTAGGAGAGCAACACAATGAGCAACGGGACTTACCCGCCAGACGACCAACCGGAACCCGATCCCATCACCGGACGCGTAACGTACACCTGCGCATGCACGATCTGTGGCAAGGTTTGGGATCGAGGTATCAATGCGGCCCCGCCATGCGCGCATACGCAAGCGGAAATGGACGCCATCTTTAATGCGAATCCGCCGGGACAGGATCAGCGTCAACGATGGAAGGTGACCACGCCGCCGGTGCCTGCGAGCGTGGCAGCAACCAGGCGCGCTGAGGCCGAGAAGGCGAAAGCGGCCGAACAGAAAACATGAACGTTCTACACTATTTTCTCAGTTCGCCGGACTTCGCCAAGCCGGCGATGATTGTGCATCTTGGCAGTCACGGCGACGACGTACTTAATCCCGACGAACTCAATGCATTGCTGGCGTTGTGGCAAAACCCAACCTATCCTGAAAATTCCTATTTCACACAAGACCAGTTCAACGCCACGGCGCGCGCTGATTCGATGCAACGCGCGCAGAGCCCTGGCGCTCTCCTCTGCTTGTTAGAGGAAGTTGACAGCATCACGCATCCCCAGCACATCCACACGTTTTCGGAGTGCATGGGCTACCGTTCGCTTAAGGTCATCGCGGCGGATGCCCCTTGGATTTACTGGACGCTCTTTGACGAATCGCCGTTCATTTTCAAGCCGCCGGAAGTTATACAGCCGCCGATCATTCCGCACGGTTGGATGCCGATTGCGCGCGTCAATCCGGCCGGCATCAGCGAAATGAACGGATGGTCGCCCAACTGGACAGGTTACACGTTCGCGACGCAGATCGGCGCGTCGAAAATCAACACCACCTATGGACCGGGGAAACAACTCCGCGTTCTCATTGTTGCGGATTGTATTTTTGGAAGTCTCTACATTGGCCCGGCTGGTCTGAAGCCGTTCCTCGCGACAACACTTCATCGCTTGAGCTTCGGTGGTCAGAACACGAATATCGTGGTCGATGGCAGTTTCTACGATGGCGGCCCTGGCATGCAATGGTCGCGCCTGTCCGACCCGCTGCCTCAAGGTATCGATGCACCGAACGGCTTGATCATCTGCGGCTACGTTTACGGAGTGGTCGCCGGTGCTGCTACGGCGTGGCTTGCAATAAAAGGATCAGAACAGGATTGGTCCTGCCGTTACGCCCTCGGCGATCACGCCGCCGACCTCGATAAGTCGAAAATGGCCGGCAGTGGCAGCGGTAGCGGCAGCGCGGTCGGCGCATGGTATCCCGGCGGAACCTCCGATTACGCCGTGCTGATGGTCGAGGCGCTCTATTGATAAGGTCTGAAGCGATGAACCCAGGTGCTATCGAGGAAGGCGCAAAGACCGCGCGCACCTTCATGGACATCATGAAGGAGCAGCCGTTGTCGCTGGCGCTCGTCGTGATGAACATGGCACTCCTGCTGATGATTTGGTGGATCACCAACCGCCAAACTGAACTGCGCAACCACGACCTCAATCTCTACTTCGCGCAGCAGAAGGAGACGGCATCGCTGCTCGCGCGGTGCGTCATACCAAAGCCATGACATCATCTGATACTGAGCGTCCTCATTCTCCGCCCTGGAATTTTTCGTTGCTGGAGGTAACCTTGGTGGTCATGAACTTCGCACTGGTGGTTGTGTTGTGGCACAACCTCACAGGTGCCAGTGAGATGCGCTCAACCAACATCGCGCATTATGTTGAGGCCGATGCTGAGGCCAACAGGCTGTTGAGCGCTTGCTTCATTCCTCAAGGTAGTTATCGCTTACAAAGTGATGACTCGCGGCCGTTTAAGCTTGATGATGAATCAGAACAAAAATGAGCGAGCATCGCGCGTTGCTGCTCGAAGGTCTGCGGCAGGGAATGATAGCGCAAATTATCCATCTGTTCGAAGTTCGCGCTAGTGCCGCCAGTGGTGGCGGCACTGATGCAGATGCTCGCTTCGATAAGGGCCTCGCGAACTGCCTGCAAGCCTACGAAGCGGCTTACAAGATCATCACCGAACGCGGGTGACGGCGGCTCGAACTGACGAACGGCGAGACGCTACCGCGCCCCAGCGGTTCCATGAGCCGCTGGGGAACTAATTCTCGAAGGGGAAATCAAAAATGAGAATCGCGATGAGTTCGGGCCATGGGCTCTATGTCCGTGGCGCGAGCGGCAATCCGGTGCCGCCGCAACTCGATGAGGTTGATGAAGCGAGACGCCTGGTCGAGCGTGTTGCCAACTATCTGCGGCTCGCCGGCGTCGAGGTCGAAACGTTCCATGACAATACGAGCCACGACCAATCGACCAACTTGGACACAATCGTGGACTGGCACAATCGGCAGACCAGAACGCTAGATGTCAGCGTACACTTCAATGCGTATGACCACAGCGCACACGGGGCCGAAGTCCTCTATGTCACGCAAGAGACGCTCGCAGCGGCGGTCTCCGAAGCGATCAGCGATGCCGGCGGCTTTACGAATCGAGGCGCAAAATTTCGGAATGACTTGAAATTTTTGAACTCGACGGATCAGCCGGCCATCTTGATTGAGACCTGTTTCTGCGACCACACCGGCGACTCGACGGCCTTCAAGGAGCACTTCGAATCGATAGCCGGTGCAATCGCCGCGTCGATCTCGGGCCAGGACATTGAAGCGCCGCCGCCCGGACCAGGAGAACCGCCGTCCAGGCCGGATCGGCCCGAGCGCCCCCAGCGCCCGCAATGGCCGGATCGGCCAGAGAGCGTCCCGATTGATGAGCGCCCAACGCTACGTCAAGGCGACGAGGGCGACGACGTGCTCGACATGCAGCGCATGATCCCGAGGTTCTCAGGCGAGTTCGATGGCGACTTCGGCCCGACGACCTATGACAACGTGGTGCGCTATCAGCGCTCGCGAGGCCTCGAGGCAGACGGGATCTGTGGACCACAAACGTGGGATGCACTCTACGATCACAAGTTGCCGGTCCCCCCTCCGCCGCCCCCTCCCGGCGCGCTCACACCGCAACAGCAGATGGAGATCACGCGGATCGCCAACGAGAGTGACATCGCCGATTATTCTTGGGACGACCGCGGCGTCGCGCCGACCGGATTCACGCAAGGCATGGCGCTGTCGTTTGCTCAGACGCTCAAAAAGCTCTGGGCCAACCATCCCGCAGCGGTTGAGATGGCCAAGGCGAGGACGAGCAGCGACAAGGACGTGTTCAACGTGTATCGCTCGGAGTTCGATGGCCTCGGCATGTCGAACGAGCGCGCCGGCGTTGATGCTCTCAGGCATCTCTATGCCTTCATGCTCGGCAGCGGGATGAGGGAATCCAGTGGTCAACATTGCTGCGGCCGCGATCAATCAGCGGACAACTATGATTCAGATACTTGCGAAAGTGGGGCCTTTCAGACCTCATATAACGCGAGCAATGCCAGCGATCCCGAGTTCGACCGGCTGATGGACGAGTTCACGGCCGGCTTGCATCCAGGCTACCTAGAGGCCTGGTCGGAGGGCGTATCATGCTCGTCAGACGATTGGGAAAACTATGGCTCGGGTCGCGGTCTGGAGTTTCAAAAGTTGTGCAAAGAGGCCCCTGCATTCAGTGCCGAAACGCACGGGCTCACGCTGCGAAATTTGTGCAATCACTATGGCCCGGTGATCAGGGGCGAGGTCGAGCTTCGGCGGGACGCGGACACGATGTTCCGGGCGGTCCAAGAGTATCTCGAACAGAGTGAGGTAGCGTGATGGCTATAGACCTCTCGAAAATTCCTCCGCCAGTGTGGGCCTTCATCGCAGTTCTAATTCTGATCGGCGCAATCGCGTGGTTCGGTTATCCTTACTGGAGTGAGATGCCGTAACGTGAGCACGCGCAAGTATCTGTTGGGGATTGTGTTCGTCGCGGTGATTTTGATCTTGCTCTACATACTGGTCGCGGCGTAGAGTTTTGCTTTAGGATATTGGAACAACTGGCGCGGTCCTTCGGGGCCGCGCCTTTTTATTTTGCGAGCAGCGCGAGCCCAAGTCGGAACAGCAATCCGAGCATGACGCATCCCACCACAATGATCACCGCGTACTTGGCAACCTCGTGCCAATCGGTTTGCATCCGCCGCATCATTTCTTCAGGCGTCAGGCCCGGGGGGCGCGGATCGCTCATTGCGAGTGCATTCGATAGTATTGCTCGCACGCTTTGGTGGCATCAGCAAAGCGGCGGAAATGGCCAAGCTCGACGCGTATGCCATCGAACTTCGTTGCACCAACTTTCTTGGCGGTGGCATGGAATAGGGGATTGACTCTATTTCTGCCGATGACGGTAATCACAAACGTAAATTCACCCGCGATCCCGCCATATGTCGGAACGTCCGGTGATACCTTGAGCGAAACGAATTCTATCATAGGCGATATTCCTTTGGCATCTCGGTCATGAATCCAATCTCCCCGGATGGCCACGGTCGCCGAACATTACTTTCTCGTTTTCTGTGATCATACCCGGAAGCGCCTCAAGCCAGCATCGAAGGCATTCGGTTCGAAGCGCCGGATGATGTCCAGCAAGCCACGTCGCGACGAGGTCCATCAAAGCAATACCGATTGCGTCTGGCGAATTGCCGGCGAAAATTGGCCGACAACGCTCAACAATCTCTCGCGCCTTTTTGATCGCTTGGTCGGCCTCGCTCATAGCTTACATTCCTTCTTGAGCGACAAAATCCATCGTTGCTGCGGGGGCGTTGGCGTGGTGCTTTCGTCCACAGCAAGCAAGTTCACCATGTTGCGAAGGAAAGCGCGATCCGGGCCATAGAGGCAGCGCTCTTTCTTTTGAAGCTCGACCACGAGCTTGAACCATTCATCCGGCGTCGCGCCGGGGGCGGTCGTAATCATCGAATGCACGAAGCCGGCCGCGATCAGCGCGGTGGCAAAGAACCAAACCAGGCGGTAGAAGCGCGGGCTCACCGCAGGAATGTGCCAGCAAACATGCCGGCGGCAAAGATCAGCGCGCCGATTGCCCAGCCGACAAAAAGCGGAACGCGCGGCGATGGCAGGACGAACGGGGGCCGGGTTCCTTCGAACCGGCGGCCGGCCTCGCACAGTTCTTGGATGCGCGCCAGTTGCTTGCACGTTTCCTGATGAAAGCGAACTATTGCGGTCGCAGAAAGTTGCCTCTCGGCAGGGGTGCTTTCGGCGAGCGCACGCGTCAGATCGGCAAGCCGGGTGTCAATGCGCTCGAGCACGCGGTCTAACCGCTCATGGCGTTCCTCAAAAGATGCCACCAGGTCGCGGAAAATCTCGCGCTGCTCATTGTCTTTCATGGCGTCTGTCTCGGTTGAATAATCGTGACATCTTCGCGCTGAGAAAATTTGGCCAGTCGCACGGGTTTTCCGAAGACGTTGGCAATACCTCGGGCGAGCGGAAAGAGATCATCGAGACGGCGCTTGTCGGCGGCAATCAGCGGCATCGTAAGCTCGCCCATCGGGGCCGCGCAGACACCCTCGCCGCCTTCATCGAGCGAGAGAAACGCCCAAATTTGTTCGATGCGGCCGAGATAGTTGGGCGCTTCGTACTTTTCCATCGGTGGCGCGGCATTGATGGCGGTCAGCAAAAACGTGCGTTCTTCCGGTGTAAAAGCGTCGCTGATAGCGATGCGCTCTTTGAGATCGATCAGGTTCATGTCGGCAATCCCCGCCGTGCCTCCTCGATCTTGGCCTCGCGCACGGCCGCGCGTGCCTCACGGCGCGTCTGATACTTTCCGAGGGGATGTCCGTCTTTCAGAACGATCCACTCCAAGTCTTTACGCTGGCGCTTGTGGTCGAGGACGGTGTTGCACGTATAGGTGATCTTGCTTTTTGCAATCTTGCTCATGGCTATCGATCATCCTTCGGTTTTGGTTTTCTGTCGGGATCGACCGACCATTGCTTGACCCGCATGATGTTCGGGTGGTTTGAGAGCAACTCGAACAGCCGATTGAGAATCGGGTTCTCGCCTTCAACGGTGCAACTATAAGACTTGCCGCTTTCGGCCGTGCGGTGAGACGGGATGTATTCCCATTCGAGCCGGCGTTTCATTTAGGTCCCATCTCTCGTTCGAAATCATCCGCCATCTTTGCGGCGACCTTGGCGAGAACGTCATGCGCTTGTCTCAGGTCTCCGAGTGCATCGGCCGCGTGATTGATATTTATGCCTATAGCTATGACCTCGTTTAATTGGTTGGCTGTTCTGGTCAGCAGATTGATCCAGGCACCACGCGGACCTATCGGGCCTTGGTCAAGTTTTTCTCTCTTGATCGTCATCGTCCTCGTCCTCCGTGCCCGCCGAATGGGGCGCTCCCGTTGACATGACCGAGCGGATGACTCGACGTTCCCTGCACGGTGCTCGAATCGGAGAACCGACCTCGGCCGTCGGAATAGGTCGTAGTCGCGCCGTGCGTCACGCTGCTACCGACGAATTCACCGCGCGAGTTCGTGAATGTGCGTTCGTTGCCGTGTTGGAACATCGTTCCGGCATAGTGCCCGTTTGAATCGGTGAAATTCACCTGCGCCCATCCGACGCTGTGCAGCATGATCATGATCGCAAACACGAGCACGAACGCAATCAGCGCTTCGAGTCCGACGATGGCGGCTCTCTTTTTAGTCATGGTCATGGTTCCTTATGAGCGCGCTCCGATTTTCTAGGCGCGCATCCAAGCGCCCAAGTTGTTCGAAGATTTCGCGCATCTGATGTTGCAGCAGGCTCACCGCATGGGTCAGCCGCGTTGCCGCATGGGTCAGCCGCGTTGCTCTATCGTTCACTGCTTCCAGTGCGAGGCGTACTGCCTGCATTGTTGTCTGGATCAGTTCGATCCGCGCGGCGATCTGCTCTAGTTCATTGGCTTCGATCATAGGCACACGTTCAACGGAATGCCGCCAGCGGTGATCGACCAGGTGTAGGTCGGGACGAGCGGACACGCGGCCGCGACGAGCAGCCAGTCGCCTTCACGGCGCAACGGGATGACGGGCACGCCGTTCGCGAGCGCGAGCACGATGGGGCCGTTCGGGGTTATGCGGACGTTGAGACCATCGACGCCGACCGACACGATCACCGATCTGCAATCGGGCTCGATGCAGGCCGTGTAACGGCCGAACAGCCAGCCGAGCGGCGGCGGGGCTGGCGGTGGCGCGTAAGGGACGGGCTCGACCGGGGGCGGCTCTGTCGGCGGTGGCTCTACCGGAATAGGCGGCGGAAGCAATGGCGGTCGTGCGTAAGGATCATAGCAACCGGGCGGCCCGAACCAGCCCCGCGAGCAGACCCAACCGGCCGGCGCATACTTGATCGTGGCGATCAGGACCACCGTCGTCAGCAAGATGACGGCGATGGCTTCGAGAAGCTTGCTGTGCCTGGTGGTCTTGCCGTTCATGGCGCATCACCTACGAGTCGATTTCAGGAGTCCGATGGTGGCGGCGATCTCGTTCTGCAACTCCTCAAGATCGGCAATGGTGCGCTCAACGTCTTGGGCGGCGTTGCGCGTTTCAACACCGATCCGACCCTTGCGGTCGAGTACCTCGTTCCTGAGTTTTTCGAGGTAGCTTGCCATGGGCGGGGCAGGTAACTTGTGCTCGACCACGACGGGCGTTGGCGCTTCGGTCGGCATGTTGCGCTTGGTCTTCTTGGTCATTGGATTATCCTCTCATCGCTTTGTAAAAGAAGTGGGCCGCCGGTTTGGTGGCGAACCTGACGCCGGCGGCCCGTGTCGGGAGAGGCTTGTTTTTCTCAGTCCCGACTAATCACGGATTGTTACTTTCCCTTTCGGTTCGTAGTACGCAAGAACTCGCATCCCGTAGGCGATAGCATCCGCGCGGCTGTGGAACGTCGCGCTTCGGATTGGCACACCGTCGAGCATCGCCTCCCATGCGTTATCGCGCTCGATACCTTTGCGGCGCCGCGCCGAGATCCGCGATGGTTGTGGCCGTTTCATTTCAGAGTGGAACGCCAAGGGCTCGCTTTGGATTTTGCGCGAAGACAAGCAAGTCACGGAGCGAGACAATCCGCAGGATTTCGCCGCCGGCATGGTTCGAGCAACCCTGTCGATGCGCAAACACGAGAGCGCTACGCTGTCGGGCGGTGATCTGCGGGTGAACGTAATATCCGACCACGCACTTGTTCTTGCCGATCACGATTCGCCGGCCCTGCACTTCCCACGGGATATTGTCCTGATCCAAGGCTTGCAGGAGGATGTCGATTGAGCCAGCCCACCGCCGTACATGCGGCGATGGCCAACCGAGCGCCTTGCGGACGAGTTGTTCTCTGGTCATCGCGATACTTTTCGTTGGCATTTTTTGCAGCGGCAGCGCGGCACGGCACGCATGCCGGCGAGGCGCCGTAGCAGGATGGCGGTACGCAGGAGCTTCCAGGTCATGACTAAATCCGCATCAGCATGTATTCGCCGCGGCCGATTTGCTTCACCTGTCCGTCCCCAATCGCTTTCACCAGCGTGTGGCGCGGGGACTTGTGGCCGGCGGCGGTCGCGCAGATGGCGAACTCGACCCATCGAAAAGTGCGACCGATCAGGCGTGAATAGGCATGGTCCCTGCGGCGGGGGCGTCTCTTGGCGTTCTTGCTCATTGTGGCTCTACTCTTGGTGAAGCGCCCGACCGGCGGTTGCGGCATTAAACCGGCCGGGCGCGGGTGCCGCCGCTGACCCCGTTCCGGGCTGTTCCCTTCCGGGTAACGCTGAGAAAACGGCCTGGTACGCAACTGGTGGAATCAGCGGCGGCTTGCTACTAATAAGACTATCCTGCGCTTTCCGCAAGTCTCCCCGACTGTCTTTCTCTGCGGGACTTTTCCAGGACATTTGCGCAGGCCTGATGTGACAAAAATGCCTATATTCAATAGCTTGGCAAGATTGAGGGATTCCCCCTTGTGGGGAGGGTAACCGTTGCCGGGTGTGGTGGCATGTTGTGGAAAGGTGGTCTAAGCCCTTGATATTTTGGCATTTGACCATATATCACTGTCAGCAGGCAACCCCCGGCTTGCAGGCTCTACAGGACACCGCCGGGACACGACAAAGGATCGAAAATGCGCAAGATGACGAAGACCGAGCGGATGGTGTGGAACCGCACGCACCGCGACTATCGCTGCCGCGTCGGCGGCGTGCCCTATGTCCTCGAATTGAACCGAGAGACCGGGGCTACCGAACTGGTGCCGCTGGAAACCTGCCGGAAGGTGCGGGAAGCGGTCGGCATCCCAACCCGATTCCAGGCGGTCGGTGCGGTGTCGTCATGACCAACTACGACGCCACTTTCACGGTCGAGCACTTCGCCAAAGGCGACCGCGTCGAACTCCATCCCGGCCTTGATCGCTGGATGATGGGCGACCGCTTCGGCACGGTCGAGCGCCTCGGCCGGCTGTTCGTCTATGTCCGTATGGACCGCAGCGGCAAGACCATCAAGTTTCATCCCTCCTCAATCGGCCATGTGTCATGACCACCACCAAGCAGCTACAGACCCCCACGGCCCGCCGCGTGCTCACCCCGCGCGGCAAGCCGTATTTCGTCCCGACCGGCACGCCCGGCCTCGCGCTCGGCTATCGTCGGATCGAGGACGCCGCCGGCTCATGGACGCTGCGCAAGGCGGACGGCGCGGGCGGCAATTGGACCGACCGCATCGGCACTGCCGACGACCTGGAGGCGGCCAATGGCGAGGACGTGCTCGCCTTCGCCGACGCCCTCGACAAGGCCAGGCAGAAGGCGCGCGGCCAGGTACAGGCCGGCGGCAAGCCGGTGACCGTGCTCGAGGCCATCGCCGCCTATGAAGCGGGTTTCGCCGCGCGCGGCCGCAATCCCTACAACGCCCGGCGGCTCAAGACCTTGGTCCCCGAGTGGCTCGCCGGCAAAGACGTGGCCGCGCTCAAGACTGCCGAGCTTGAGCGGTTCCGCGACACCTGCGGCCTCAAGGGGGCCAACCTCAACCGGACCCTGCGCCCCCTCAAGGCGGCGCTCACCGCTGCCGCCGAGCGTAGCGATGGGGCAATCACGAACGTCTCGGCATGGAAGGTAGGCCTCGCGGCTGTCGGTGGTCCCGACCGCGCGCGCGATGTGCGGCCGCTCACCACCGCCCAGGTCAACGCCCTGATCGATGCCGCCTACCGCGAGGACGAGGCGTTTGGCCTGTTCGTGGAAGTCGGCGCGGAGACCGGCGCGAGGCCGTCGCAGATCGCCCGGATCCGGGTCGGCGACCTACAGGCCGACCGGATCATGGTGCCGTCGTCCCGCAAGGGCCGCGAGGGCAAGGAAATGAAGCTCGCGGCCATCCCCATCACCGCAGTGCTCGCGGCGCGCCTGCGGGCCGCTGCGGCCGACCGTGGCCAGTCCGATCCCCTCCTCCTCCGCGACGAACGGTTCGAGGATCGGACTTGGGGGCCGAAGACCCACGAGGACCTATTCCGCAAGGTCGTCATGGAACTCGGCTTACCGTCTGACGTGACGTTCTACGTTCTGCGCCACACGGCGGTGTGCCGCCAGATTCTCGCCGGCGTGCGATTGAGGCTGATCGCGGCTCGGCTCGACACGAGCACCGAGGTCATCGAGAAGAACTACTCGGCGTTTATCAGCGACGCCGACGACGAGCAGATGCGACGCGGCTTGCTCGAGCGAACCCCGAGGCTGTCTCTCGTTGGATAACGGGCATATATTGCTGTCGAGCGCTTGCGGGTAGGCTCTCCCGTGGCACACTACAAGCCCCCGAATCACTCGGGGGCTTTTTCTTGCTCTACCGGGGGGTTGTCATGCCAAGAGGCAAGCGGCGACCGCACACGCCAGCGCCGAGCACTGTCTACAGCATCAGAGAATTTTGCGAATCGCACGGGATCAGCGAGGCGCTCTACTACCGCATGAAACGCCGGGGCGAAGGCCCGCGCGAGATGAAAGTCGGCGCGCGCATCCTGATCTCACACGAGAGCGCCGCCGCCTGGCGCAGGGCGCAAGAACGATGAGCCGTCGGCGAAGGGATCACAATTTTGCCCGCAAGCTCGCCCGCGCCGCGCACTACAAGCAGGGCGGGTTGTGCTACTGGTGCAATCGTCCGATGAAGCTCATGCGCAACGCTGGCGATGGTTATGCTGGCGAAATCGACCCACTCCTGATGACTGCTGAGCACATCATCCCCGTGAATGATAACGGCCTCACGCGTGCAGGCAACGTCGTGGCAGCGTGTTATGAGTGCAACAACGCGCGCGGCAATGGGAACAATCAGATGAAGCGCGGTTTCAAGTTCACTGTCGGCGACGACACGCCGTCTTCGCCGTTTGCACGGCTACGTGGCAACCGACGGGCCGAATGAAGATTCCCCCACCGCGCCTCGGCTTCCGCAAAGGCTTTGATCCCAGCCGCCTCGCTTGGGGGCGGCCCGATAGTCCGCAGCGCGCGCTGTGCTCGTATTGCCACGCCAAACTCCCCGAGGTCCCGCTGATGATGTGGGACAGAAAGGGCGCATGCGTGCAGTTCTGTGACGAGTGCGTTGAGACCTGGATCGAGGTCAAGGGCGGCGGCGCGTAATTCCAAATTGCGCCTTGTTGAAAAGCACGCGGGCAATCTTGGTGGCGCGCGCGTTTCCGATCAATTCCACGTCCAAAGGCAAGCTATCAGCGACGCCCAAAAGTTCGCCGATCTCGACGGCAAGCACTTCATCGTTCTTGCCGTAGTCCGGCTGATTGCGATCCCATCCAAAGCGCAGACACTTGGTCGCCGCCTGAATGATCTCGCCGCATTCTTCGATCAGCACCACAAGTTTTTCGTCAATCGTAAGGTCGCTCATGCGAACTCCCTTTATGATTGCATGGGCCGATGACCTTGAACGGCAATGTCACACCGAAACCGAGAGAGAACCGCAGGTCATCTTTCTTTCACGAGCGGTCGAATCCCATGCTACCCGACCGAGGATGCGCTCCCTCGGCTTAAAAAGGCGGAGGCCGTGCCTACCCTGCGAACATGGGTCAATGGCCGTGCCTCCTTGCTTTCCCTGGTCGCTCCCACTGTCGCCAGAGGTCATCTCCGTGGTGGGCAGGTTCGGCAACCTTCAGAGGTTGAAATCTAGGCCGATTCCGACGTTGCCGTAAACCATGCTTTTGTTGGCCTTGATGCCTATTGTGTAGTGGGGTGTGGTGATAAGCCTTTTGCCATGGCAGAGTTAGACACGCCGCTGATCGATTCAATGGTCACCGCCGTCATCGAGGCGGAAGCGCGCGGGCGCACGGTCGCTGCGGGGCTCGGGCTCGTCAACCTGCGCAATCTGCATTCGGACGAACGGGCCTGGCGCGTCTTCGTGGCCAAGCATTTTCCGTTTTCCTTCCTGCGGGCCGAGGAACTGGTTGGCCGCATGCTGCATCGCGGCGGGATATTGCGATGCACCCAATGCGGCGAGATCACTGTCTGCCTCTGCGGCTGCGGCCGGGCCTATGCCCCGGAGTTCCAGCAAGCGGGATCGGCGCTCGACCGCGCCAAGGCGGCCATCGTGGCGCACCCGGAGCGGTCCAATCGCCGCCTCGCAAAGGAAATAGGCGTGAGCTTTGAGACGGTTAGGCGCGCCAGAAAAGCTCTATGAGCGATGGGTCACCGATGTGTCATGGATCGGCTGGGCGCTCTCGGCCAGAATTTCCTTGTCGAGTTCAAGCTTTTTTATCAGTCGCTCGATTTCCTTCACTCCGATACTGCCACTGACAATCAGCCGAAAACTAGCCTCTTTGGATAGCAGCCCCATGGTGAGTTCGCGCTCTCCGGCCCTAATTAGGACAGTACCCAACATCGTACCCCCCTCAATGCTCGTCGTGAGCCGGCAAGCTCGCAAAGCACTTGTCCACCGCGTTCGTGACGTGGCGGCGCAGTTTTTCGTTGTTTATTCGCACACGCAGTTCCTCGCCGACTTCGAGGATGTACTTGTTCAAATTCTTTGCTGCCTCATAGCAGTCAATGATGCGCCCGACCCGTATTCGCTGATTGCTTATGAGACAAAATTCGCGCGTCTCGTCATGCGTCTCGTAAT